GGCCACAATGTTTACCCCAACCACCACCACCTCCGTCTTATGTTAATTGTGTGCCTACATTAATTAATATAAATTTAGATCAGTTTGGTGATGAAACCAGTTGGGATATAAAAGATAGTTTAGGAAATATAATTTTTGCAAATGGCCCTTATGTAAATGCGCCTAATTACCAACCACAATTTATACCAGTGTGCATACCTGTTGGAAAATTTAGTTTTACTATATATGATGATTATGGAGATGGTTTAGCTGGTAGCAACTGGGGTGGTCAAGATGGCTCTTATTATATAATGCAATGTGGAGATACTATAATATATGGATCTGATCCAAACTTTGGAAATGATACCACACATATTTTTATATCTGACACTTGTTTACCACCACCACCTGTACCAGGTTGTATGGATGATGATTATGTAGAGTATAATCCATTAGCTACTATTGATGATAGTAGTTGTTCTGTTTTAAAAATTTATGGCTGTATTGATAGCACTATGTTTAATTATGATAGTCTAGCTAATACTATGGAGAATATAGATGTATGTACATATGATTTAATTTTACATGATTTAGTAGGTAATGGTTGGGTTGGTACACGTTTAGAAATATATCAAGAAGATGATACATCAGTTTTTTATATGAATAGTGGTTTTAATCAATACTTTACTATAGGTTTATATGCTATAGAAGAAGTTAGTGCAAAACTATTTGTAAGTCAACAAGCACAAAATACAGCATTAGAATGTGGCTTTACCTTAATTGGTCCTGAAGGTGATACCGCTATTAGCGTTAGACCACCTTTTGTAGTTCCATTTAAATTATACGAAGGCTTAACATATTGTGGTAATAATTGCATAGAAAAAGTATATGGATGTGTAGATAGTATAGCTTATAATTATGTAGATAGTGCAAACATATCAACAACATGTTATTATAATCCAGGATGTATATCACCAGCATATTTAGAATATCATGTAGATACTTCAAATGGATACTATACAGATATTAATGTACAAGACAGTTGCAATACTTTAGCTATTTTTGGGTGTATGGATGACACTATGTCAAATTATAATTCTTTAGCTAACGTAGATAATGGAGGCTGTATACCATATGTATATGGTTGTATGGATCCTTTGATGTATAATTATAATTCTCTTGCTACTGCACCAGACACTTGTATACCTTATGTATATGGATGTACTGATCCTGTCATGTATAATTACAATCCATTAGCAAATACAGATAATGGTTCTTGTGAGCCTTATGTCTATGGATGTACAGATAGCACAATGTTTAACTATAATCCTTTAGCAAATGCAAATAATAATACTTGCGTGCCTTTTATCTTTGGTTGCACTGATCCTAGCATGCTCAACTTCAACCCACAAGCAAATACAGAAGATTTCAGTTGTATACCTTACATCTATGGTTGCACTGATAGTGCTGCCTTTAATTATGATTCAACAGCTAATACTGACAATGGTTCATGTGAGGCTATTGTACAAGGATGTATGGACCAATCAGCACATAACTACAACATTGAAGCTAATGTTAATGACAGTCTTAACTGCCTTTATAGTGCTGGTTGTATCACTGGTGCGGGCAGTCCTTATTGGTTAAATGATCCGTGTTATGCTTGGGTTATAGATGTAGATGATTATTGTTGTGAAAATGCATGGGATACTATATGTCAGCTTACATATAATTATTGTGAAGAAGGATATCCACAGGGTTTAGAATTTAATTTAAGAGATATGGAAATCAATATATATCCTAATCCAACAAGTGAAAAAATTTATTTTAGTAACTTTGTAAGTATAATATTGTATAATATAGAAGGTAAAATGCTTTTAGAAGCTGAAGATGTTGTACAATTAGATTTATCAAGTTTTGATAATGGGTTGTATAATATTATAATTTTATATGGCAATAAAGTAATAAATAAATTGATAGTTAAAAACGATGGCTAGAAAAACAGTAAAAGCGCCAGCAGGTTTTCATTGGATGAAAAAAGGTAATAATACCTATAAGCTAATGAAACATACTGGTAAGTTTAAAGCACATAGAGGAGCTAGTTTAAGCGCTAGTTTTGATGTACAAAAAGTTCATAGAAGTGCCAAGAAAAGTTAGAGATCCTAAAAAAGGAACAGGTAAAAAACCTAAAAACACTGGACGTAGATTGTACACAGATGAAAATCCAAAAGATACTGTTAGAATTAAATTTGCTACACCTGCAGATGCTAGGGCTACTGTAGCAAAGGTAAAAAAGATTAGTAAACCGTTTGCTAGAAAAATACAAATATTAACTGTTGGGGAACAAAGGGCAAAAGTAATGAAGAAAACACAGGTCGCTTCTATATTCAGAAGAGGTAAAGAAGCGATCAGAAAAACTAGAAAAAATGCCTAAAGACGCTTGTTATCATAAAGTAGTAGCTAGATATGGACCTAAGACATCAGCATACAGAAGTGGTGCTATGGCTAAGTGCAGAAAAGTAGGTGCTGCTAATTGGGGAAATAAAAGTAAAAAGAAAGGATCAAAAGGAATGAAGTATAAATCAGGTGGTAGATTTTTATCATCATCTGATAAATGCGGTAAAGGAATATTCCAACACGATTAATATGGCTGTTAGAAAAACAAAAGCTGGATTAAGATTAAAGCGTTGGTTTAAAGAAGATTGGAGAACGCCTTCTGGTGAAAAAGATTATAGTAAAGGTGAAAATACATTTAGACCTACTAAACGTATTTCTAAGGATACTCCTAAAACATGGAGTGAATTAACACCTGGACAGAAAAGAAGAGCTGCAAGGGAAAAAAAGAAAAAAGGAAGAGTGAGTAGGTATAAGAGTGGAGGAAAATTTTTAAGACAACTTGATTAATATTATATAAAATGAAACACGCTAAAAAGAAAAAAAAGATGATGTATAAAAAGGGTGGTAAACTTAAGCCAGTTGATTCTGTAAAGAATCCAGGTTTAGCTAAATTACCTAAAGACGTCAGAAATAATATGGGCTTCATGATGTATGGTGGTAAAATGAAAAAAGCACCAGGCGGAATGAAAATGAAAAGAGATATGATGAACTATGCTGGTGGTGGTAAAATGTTAAATGGAATGTCTATGCAAAAAGCTGAAATGGGTATGAAGATGCCAAAAGCTATGTATGGAATGAAAATGAAAAAGGCAGGTCATGGCATGAAGATGAAGGGAGAAAAGTATGGAGCATCATATAGACAATTAGATTAATGCCTCAAAAGCAAATAAGACGTACTATTGGAAAGGGTGGTAACTATCGTAAGACAAAGTCTGGCGCTGGTATGACTCGTAAGGGAGTAGCTCTATTTAGAAAAGCTAATCCTGGAAGTAAACTTAAAACGGCTGTTACTGGTAAGGTAAAACCAGGTAGCAAAGCTGCTAAACGTAGAAAGTCATATTGTGCTAGAAGTTTAGGTCAATTAAAAAGAAGTAGTGCTAAAACTAGGAATAATCCAAACTCTAGAATTAGACAAGCTAGAAGAAGATGGAAATGTGCTAGTGGTGGTAAATTACCAGAAACATTATTTAGACAATTAGATTAATGGCAGTATTAGGAACAATAGGAGGTGTGCCTGTATATTCTACAATACAAGAAGCTTTAAATTATGCTAGAGCTAATGGATTAACAGGATATCATACACACGTTGTACGTGGAGTAGTTGGTTATATGGGTGGTTCATCTCATAGTACAGCTACAGGTAGTAGACAAAGTAATATACAATTTGGTCCATTAGGTGGTACAACTAATATAACATCTGGAGGATCTACAGGTGGAGGTGGTGGAGGTTATTAACTATGGCTGAGATCTTAGAATTAATAGAAGGATACGGATTACCTTTAGTATTATTACTAGGAGCATTATATGCTTTATATAGATTTTTCTTTTTTAGCATACATGAAGTTAAAAATACATTTTCAAAACATCATGAAAAAAATGCTTCTAATATGGAAGAAATAAAAAAGAAAATAGATATTATATTAGAATATATAAGAAAAAAATCATGAGTTTATTAGGTAAAATATTTTCAGCAGGAGCTGGTGAACTAGTTAAAAATGTAGGTGGTGTATTAGATAATCTAACAACTACAAAAGAAGAAAAGCTAGAAGCAGAAAGAAAGATAAAAGATTTAATTATGGGTTATGAGGCTGAAATGCAAAAACAAGTTACTGAAAGATGGAAACTTGATATGAACTCTGACTCATGGTTAAGTAAAAACATAAGACCTTTAGTATTAGTATTTTTAGTAATTAGCACAGTACTACTTGTATTTATTGATGCTGGTTTTATAAGTTTTGAGGTAAAAGATTCATATGTAGATTTATTACAATTGGTTTTAATTACAGTAATAGGTGCATATTTTGGTGGTAGATCTCTAGAAAAAGTTAAAAAATGAAAATCCTTAAAAGGATGTACACAGATGAAGAGCAATTATATCATGAATCAATGCGAAATGCATATTTAATTGTAACAAGACAAATGACTTTTTTAGAGTTATTTGAATACAATGGATGTAGTTTACCTTTTAATCCAAAAAAAAGAATACCAAATAAAATATATGATGATTTAATAGATTATTATATTGATAGCGAAGAATATGAAAAATGTGCTAGAATAAAATCACATAAAGAAAAAGATAAAATGGTAAAAATTTGTTAAATTTGTAAAAAATAATAAGATGGCAAAAAATTATACTTTAAATTGTTCAATTAATATGACAGCCACTTCAGGCACTGGATATTCATTATCACAGACTGGATCATATACGCTTAATATTACTGGTGTAGATCAAATAGCAACAGGTAGATTTGATGTAGCACATGATGGAGATACAACAGTAATGTCAGCTCCAGGTCATGGAAGAATGATATATGTTAGAAATCTTGATGATACTAATTTTGTAAAAATTTATGATGGTGCATCAACCGATGCTGATTTAATAGGTATACTTGAGCCAGGTCAATTTCTCATGACTATTATAAGAGGAACAGGTACTACTGTAGCAAGAGCTGATACAGCTACTGTTACAATTGAGTACGCAGCAATAGAAATAGATTCAAACGCATAAATAAAAAAATATGGCTACACAATCATTATCAATACAAGTATCTGGATCACTTAGTTTAGTAGATTCAGATGGAAATGCAGTATTATCTTATTCACCAAGTTTTACTACATCAAGCACAACAGTAGATTCAAACATTTTACATACAGGAGAAATTCTTGTAGGCACAGGAGCTACTACAATATCAAGTGGAAGTAATAATAAGGATATGATTTTTACATTTGTAAAGAATGTAGATACAGATTATCCTATTGCAGTAAAACCAGATGGTGATGTTATAGCAGATCTTAAGCCAGGTGAATGTATGTTTTCACCAGTGCATGTAGATGGTGCTGGAGACGCTTCAACCAATTTAGATTTACAAGCAACAACTGCTGCACAAAAAGCACAGTACTTGTTATGTGATGGACCTGATACAGGAATTAGTTCTGATGACTAATTGAAGTAACATGAAACTTAAGGTATTAAGAATTAGTAGCCAGGAGGATAGTACTTCTGGCTTACTTTTTTTAGAAAGAAATAATAAATTAGATTTTCTATGTTATACATTAGAAGATGAACATAGAGATAATAAGGTTCGTGGCGAAACTAGAGTGCCACAAGGAACCTATCAAATAAAACTCCGAAAAGAAGGAGGCTTCCATGAAAAATATAAAAAAAGGTTTTCATTCCATAAAGGAATGTTACATGTTATTGGTGTACCAAATTTTGAGTACATTCTCATTCATACTGGTAATACTGATGAACATACTGCTGGGTGTCTTCTTGTTGGTGATTCGCAGGAGAATAATGTTATCATCAAAGATGGGTTTATTGGCAAATCCACTAACGCGTATAAAAGAATATATCCAGATATTGCTAAAGCATTACAGAAAGAAAAAGTTTTTATAGAATATGTTGATATTGCCTAATGAAGTTTTTAGGTAAACATATAAATAGATTTAAAACTATATTTGATAATACAGTAATATTTAAAGAAGTATCGTCTGGGTTATCAAGTGATGATAATATGTTAATTATAAAAACTAATGGCACGCTTGTCCAAAGACCTATTACAGATATTACTGCAGAACTTGCATTAACAGGTTATTCTTTTAATGGAACAAATATTGTTATAAACAATACAGAAGCTGGAGGCAGTGTTATATTTCAAACTACAAATGCTGCAGAGTCTAATCAAGAATATTTAAAAATAGATGGAAGTGCAGAAAATATTACAGCTAGTAAAGATATTTTTATTCCTGATAATGTAAAAACTTTATTTGGTAATAGTAGTGACTTGCAAATATATCACGATGGAAATAATAGTTATATAGTAGATGCTGGGAATGGTGATTTATTAAATTACTATAGTAATGATTGGAAAGTTATTAAGTATGGAAGTAGTGAAATATCTATTGAAGCAAGATCAGACGAGGGTGTTAAATTATATTATGATAGCGCTCAAAAGTTTGAAACAACAAGTAGTGGTATAAATGTTACTGGTGAAGTTCAAGGTGATAGTTTAGATATAGATGGTAACGCTGATATATCAGGTAATTTAACCGTTAGCACACCATCAACATCATCTGGTATATACGCTCAGTTTGTAAATTTAAAAGGTTTTTGTACCTTAACTACAAATTATCAATTTACAGAAGATGTTGAAGATACAAGATCTCCGTTTGAAATTGCTTTAGATTATGGTAGTGCAACAATCAGTAGTAGCACAGAGGTTACACAATCTAAACTATTTAGATCTGCTGGTTTCCACGTTCCTGTTGCATGTAATTTAAATACTATTAATATGCAGGTTACATGTAATCCTAGTAGTGGTAATATTACAGTGGCTATTGTAGAATATGTTCCTTCTGAATTAGCAGCAGATACAAATGATCACCCTAGAACAATATTTGAAGAGGTAGTTGTAGCTTCATCAGAAAATAATAATAAAGTAAAAACAGTGGCAGTGGCTGAAGGAGATATAAATAATAAACCAGTGGCAGCGGGCAGTCATATAATGATTATGGTAAAGGGTGATAGTAGTAGCTCAGGTAGTAAAGCTTTTATAAGCGCTGCAATAGAAATAAAATGGTAAATTATGGCTAAAGAAAAAGACAATAAATTTATTAAGAAATCTGAATATAGAAGATCTCAGTTTGAAGTTAATCGTCAAGTTCAAAGAAGAACTGTAGAAAGACAAGTTACCACAAGACAAAGAAGAAGACAAGAGATAGTAGCTAGATCTAGACAACCTATTGAAACAGAATCAGTTTCTAGAAATGATAATTTAAGCTTTGTCAAAACAGATACAGTAAATACATTATATACATTAACTGAATTAAACCCAGGGCAAAGTTTAAAAGATGTAGTTATATCACATTGGAACTCAAGTAGTAATGATGCTGTAATTAGTATGTATTGGAGTATAACAGGTCCTGGAGAAGCTGCAGCTACTGTATCCGCAGGTAGAATATCTTCACAGCAAACTGGTAACTTTATTAGAATATTTACTATGGATATACCTCATGCTTCTGTCATATCATTAGAAGAATCTGGTATTACTAGACACTTTGGTAATTTTAATAAAACAATATATTTTTACGTGGTGAGTTCTCAACAGTATACACAGTTTACTGTTATTAAGTCGTGAAAACTAAAGATTTTAATGTCCCTATATGGCTAAGTAATTGGACATTTAAAGACGCAAGAAATAAGGTTTATATCATAAAAGAAGTTATAGTTAAAGGTTATAACAAAGGGTCTATATTCACTGATCAAAAAGTTGTGGATAAAGTTGTTAAGAAGATAATAGGTAAGAAATCAAAACATACATTAAAACCAATAAATTTAGAACTAGTCAGTCAACATGGATATGGTATAAAAGAATAAATGTCACTTAATGATAAAATAAAAGAATATTTATTAGCAAATCCACATTTGTTACGAAGCAAGTATGCTGATACTGCTAAGATATTTGGAACTAATTATGAGCAGATCAGAACTGTAGCTAGAAGACTTAGAAAAGATAATCCAGACAAACAACCTAAAGAAAAAGAAGTTATAAGCTTTCAAGAAACAAACAATGAAGCGGTATTAACTGCTGAAAATTGTACTAGAGTAAAATCACTTGAAGATTTATTAGCTGCTTGTTCCGTAGATTTAGATTTATGGGAAGTAGACAAGTATGATATAGGTACATATGAAGTAACAGGTTTTGATGAAAAAAGAAAACCTGTAACAGTTACGATGTTTAGAACTAAGGCTTGGTTAAAAAGAATCAAGACTGAGTTAAACATAAAAAAAGTTAAGCAAAACATAATAGAAGACTTAGCAAACTTGTCACCTAAAATAAAACTAATAAAAAGAGAAAGGCCTGATGATCGTAATGATTTACACTTATTAGAAATATCTGCATTTGATTTACATATTGGTAAGATTGGTATAAAAGGTGATGAATACAGCATGGAAATTGCTGAAGAACGCCTTTTAACCGCCATAGAGCATCTTTTATATAGAGCGCAAGGGTATTACATAGATAAAATATTATTTATCGTAGGACAAGATTTATTAAACTCTGATGGTGATTGGCCAATACCAAGCACTACAAAAGGTACACCACAATTTAATACTGATTTTCATATTGATATGTACCGTACAGCTAGAAAGCTTATGATCAAAGCTATAAATAGACTATATGAAATAGCTAATGTTCATGTAATGGTTATACCAGGTAATCATGATAGGGAATCAATAATGCATTTAGGTGATCTTTTGGAGTTATACTATGAAAATAATGATAATGTAAAAGTAGATAATTCAGATTGTTTAATGAAGGCTATACCCTATGGTAATAATTTAATAATTAGTGATCATGGTGATGGACCAAAGACAGCTGATTTGCCAGGCATTATATCTCAACGATTTAAAAATTTATGGAGTGATGTAAGTTATGTTGAAGTGCATAGAGGACACTATCATACCAATAAAGCTATGAAGTTACAAGCAATAGAAGAACTTAACGGCATAACCGTAAGGAACTTATCTTCAATGTCAGCAACAGATTATTGGCATGATTCAAAAGGTTTTATAGGTAATATTAAAAAAGCACAAGCTTTCATATATAATAGACAAAATGGTTTACAAGGTATATTAAACTATAATGTAAGTATATGAAAGAATTTATAGTTCCAAAAAATATTTCTGAAGATAGAATGAGTATATGTAAATCCTGTGATAGATTTTTTAAACCTACAAAACAGTGTAAGGAATGTTTATGTTTTATGTTTTTAAAAACTAAACTGTCTAGTTCTGAGTGTCCTATTGGTAAATGGAAAAGTTACGTCTAATTTTACCTGTAATTAAACACAAATATTTATTGTTTTCATTTATAAATCAAAATAATTCAGTTTGTTTTACATTCTTTTTTTTTACTATACCGCATACTGTTTCAAATATTGTTTTACCGTCTTCAAAGTAAACAAGATTATTAGCCATTTTAGATTTAGATTGTTTACCATTATATTTGTTAAAATCGTAGTTATGATAATCAGACATACCTTTTATACGATTTTTTCCTCGTGTAAAATCAGGGTTTTTAACACTACTTAATACATTAGGTAAATAAAAATTTGTCCAATATAAATGTCTACCTCTTTTTTTTGCTGGTATTAGTGGTTCATAAAAAGGTATTACATTTTCAACACAGTATTTACCATTAAAAAAACTGTCTAAAAATATTATTTCTTGATATAGTTTCATATCAGGATATTTCATTTTAACTTTTGTTTTCATTGAAATTTGTAATCTAGAATGCGTTGGGCACGGTGGACTGCTCCATATAAAATCATATTCTTTGTAGTGGTCTAATAAGTATTGATGTGCGTCTGTAATAATAACTTTGTCATTAGGAAACCTGTCCTGATATAACCTTGCACATTCAGGATCAAGCTCAACTGCAGTAACTTCTATATCGTTTTTTACTTCGTTCCACTTATATCGGTTACCACCTAAACACGCATATAAATTAAGTATTTTCATTGTAATAAGTTCTGTTTGTAGTTATGATTTATTTTTAATTTTATCTAATTCAAATTCAAGATGAGCAATAGCTTTTTTTATATCAGATATACCTCCATCGCTATGTTTCCTAGCTGATCTAAGTATATAACTACATGCAGTCCCTAAGTTATACGAAAGATTGTAGTCTTCTATAATTTTTCTAGCTTCATATTTATAGTATAAGCCTACGTAATAGTGGGGAATACGGGAATCTGTTGTGTCTGTGATATAATCAAAGCCATTTCTATTTCTTTCATAGTATTGCTCATCATGTTCTGTCATTAGTTTAGTTTAGTTTTATAGTGATCAATAAGTTTATTCATTTGTCTTTTATAGTACAAATCAAAGTCTACATATTCTAATTCACCTGTGTCTCCATTCATAGACTTTGGCTGTGTTTGCTCCCATAGTTTGTAGAAAACACCCCTAAGTCTTTGACTAGGAGTTTTTTCACTAAACTCTGCATTTACAGTTGCTTTTTCAACTGCATCTATTTGTTCTTGATTAAAAGAACTTGTTGATACCAAAACATAACCAGGCTTTTTAATTAGTGAAAACACCTTTACCATAGTTTCGTTTGATAACTCAGGGGTGCCTACGTAAATACGTAAGCTACCATCTGCTAAAGTACTAACTTTATCAATGCCCCCTTCAAAAATTACTGAGTTTTTCATAATATATCTTCAAAATTATTTATATCTATAGGTTCTCTGTCTAGAACGTCTTTCCAAATAGCCATAGATGGACCAGGCCAATTACCTTCATCCAAACATCTTTTGTAAAGATATAGTTCTTGGTTATATAAATGTCTGCCTTGATCTAGAACATCACCACTAATTTCAAATACATTTAAACTAAATGGTGGATTCTTTTCTATAGCTACTATATAGTATGACAATGCTCTTACAGCATCAGTGTAAAATGCAGCTTGCTTGTGATACATATACTTTTTAATAGATCTTGTAAATGGTTTTAAATTACAATCTTGTGTTGTCTTTAAATCTACAATTATGTCATTTATATTACAGTGTATATCTAGCATACCTTTACAATTTACATCATATTCAGGATTATTCCATGCTATAATTTGTTCAGGCTTGCCAATTTTTAACAAATCTTTACACAGTGAATCTTCTGATAATTTATCTGACATCATCTGTATAGTTTGTAAATCACTTTCAGAAATTAAAGTTTTGAACTGATTTTTTAACATAAATTCTGTATACTCTTGTTTACCTTGTTTGGTTCTTTTGTCTATGTTTGGAGTTACTACATAGTGTTTTTCAAACTCATCAGGCTGTAATACATACATATGAAATGCTGATCCAAACTTCATAGCAGAGCTAGGTGGTTGTGAATGATTAAGCATATACTGAAAGTATTCAGGTGATTTGTTTGTTAAATGACTTAACATACTATTAGATACATAGTCTGTATCATTATAATAGTTTTCATGAGTCAATTTATGATCTTGGATAATTTTCATATTGTTTGATTTAACACCAGGTACCCCGCAGAAGCAGGGTATCTAGTGAATCAAAACAAAACCATGTGTGACACGGATAGGAAAGTACTACAAAGTTAATGAATTATTCTTTTGCTTCCTTAACTTCTTCCTTTTTGTTTTGACTTTGTTCTAATTCTTTGTCTATTTTTTCCATTCTGCTTAGAATATCTGTAGCTCCAGGTATTTGCATGCAGTATTTTTTTAATGAATCTCTAAAGTCTTTTTTATCTTTAGTCATTCTTTTAGATCCATTATAGTCTTTATGCAACCATGTCATAAGTGCAACTTCATGAGAATGCACGGCCTGTGCTAGTGACTTTAAGGTATTAGAAACTTCTTGTTCCACTTTAAACTTTTTATCACCTATTTTGATTTTTTCTTTAGTCTTTCTCATTATTTGTTTAGTTTATATTGTTTTTGTAGTATTTCTTCTTTTATTGTAATCATGGCTTGTACTGTGCCAGTTAGTATAAAATATGATCTACTAAATTTAGGAGATTTTGATAAATCTTTTTGTAGTTGTTCAATTCTAGAATCTATATTTTTAATTATATTATCTATAAATTTATTTCTTTCACTATAAAATTCTATGTCTGGTATAATCATATTACTTTTATTATAACACCTGCATCATCTTTGTTTATTTCATACGGTTCAAAATATGGTATAATATAATTGCAATTATCATCTTGAAGATATTCATATTTCACCATAAGATCTTGGACAGTTTGGCAAGGATTAATATAATCAAACTTTCTTTTACTATTTCTAATAAATTTAAAGCTAATCTTATATGGTATATCCTTGCCTTCAAGTAGTTTCAAAAATCTAAATTAT